ATCCATTGGAAGGCCGGCGAATCCTTTTGGAATAATCATAAATGGGGTCATTATAAGCTCCTTATGTTATTTCGCGCCCGGATGCGCGGATTGTTAGGGCTGTGGCGGCACTGGCAAGGGTGGATATGAACCCTCCAGGCTCTAACGCTTGGCCTACAAGTTCTGGGCAGGTGTAGGTTTCCTCTGGGGCGATGGCTCTTGTGTCTATAATCAAGTTAGAAGTTGATGCGCTTCCTGTTACCGTTACTAGATTGACGCTAATGGTCACATTTCCTGCTGATGTATTAGTCACTGTGAACTTATCGATTATCGATTTGCAATTGGTGGCGGTGTACTGTGTAGTCTGCGAACTCTCTGCTTGTTTTGCGGGTATAAGGACTTTAATCGATACGGCCATTACTGAATGCCTCCTATGTTGTTTGCTACGGTTAATATTATAGAAGGTATACCTGGATGCGGGGCGGCAGCTGGGAAGGCTGTTAATTCTAGACTAATGTCTGTGACCGAAAACATCAACTCAATATAGTCGTTTGATTTTAGATCAAAAAAATAATTTAATGAACTAAATATCTCAGCGTTGTTTCCTTGGATTCTTATTTGACTAGCACTATTGGTAACATCTACCCCATTAAGCCTGAACCAAAAAAAGAACTCTGCCGTACCTCCACTTGTTTTGTCAATCTGGAAGGATGTATCAAAATTGTAAACGCCTTCGGTATCAACAATGACTCGCGAGGTTGGGGCTCCAAGATAAATGCCCTTACTCAGGTCTGTATTATTAAATGTGATAGCTTTGGCGGTGTTGATAACCGTGGCCGCTTGGGTTGTTGTGTCGTAGAAAGATCCGTACCTTGATCGTTTAAACTCACGTGGTGGGGGCTGCATTTGTAGCCCCTCTACGGCTTTGGTGAGTTCGGCTATCAGTGACATGGCTTGGTTCACGTTTGCATTTAAAGCCGCGTCTTCTACTTCTGTTTTTTGAGCCATTGCGGAGATCTGGGCTAAAGCCTCATTGGCCGACGCAGCCGAATTGTCTGCCTGGAATTCAAAATCAGTGCCAACGATTACTTGCAAGGTATCGACTGTAGAAAAGAGAAGTTCAAACTGCCGAATCTGCTGCTGGTCGGTTAGGAATGCTGCAAGCTGGTCTCGCGTTAAATTAAGCTTCCGGGAAACTGGTGTTGGTGCCATTAAAATGCCAGCTGCTCAAGTTGAGCTTCGAGACGAATAAATGAAACATGAGCGTCGCTATCACCGCGAAAGCGCTGGATTCTCCAGTTTCGCATATGGCCTTGCTGGAACCAAGTCAAGCGCTTATTAGATCCTATAGTCCCCACGCTGATACTTCGTTCCTGGCTGTAGGTTTTTCCATCAACGCTGTAGCTTGTGCTTATCTGCGGGTTACTGCCAAGGGCTACAGACCCGGTAAGACTGACCAATTCCAGTTTGTTAAATATCGCCCCATTACTTTCGTTGTACACGATAAGCGTCCCAAACTCCCACCGTACCTGTTGTCCCCAATGGTGGCCGGTAGTTTGCTCTAGGTAGCCAATCGCGCTGCTTTGAGGGTCGCCAACTAACCACTTGTCATAGCACCACACAATGTTGCGGGCTCGGTATTGGCTGAACCCAACCACGGTAGTTGCTAATATAAACCAGATTGGTGATCCAAGAGATTCAGCGGCGACGGCATCATAGACCAATGTTCTGTCTGGGAGATGGACATACAGATGTTGGTGGGACTTATCGTTCCGTGCTTCTAGCTTTACCAATGCTAGCTGCGCCTCGGTGTAATTCAGCAACAAATTATCGATTTCTTGCGTGCTTATTTTTTGAACAGTTGCCGCTGCCCCCACGTAGATTCCTGGCGCTTCGTTTCTGCCGCTGCCTAAGAAAGCAATTCTCTCAATGAATACACAGCAACCTTGCGTTCCTATAGCTCCCTTTTGCATCTGGGCGCCATCAATCCTAGAAAAAGGAAACAGATCCCCGCCAACGTTATCAAAGACCTCGATGGTGTGTCGGTTGAGCGCATAGATCTCATTTCTAAGCTTAACAAAAGCCACGACGGGATCCGGGTCAACTTCTGAGGCCCCATACTTTAACGGGTTTACAGATAACGGATTCGATAATTCCGTGACAATTAAGAACTCGCCATCGGTTGTCATAAAATAACCGTCTACCCATACCACATCCAGCACTATTCCTAGGTCGGGATCTGTCACTTGGGTCAGTGTTGAGGATATTGGGTTCCAATAGTATAACCGGCCACCAGATGCAATCGCCAATAAATCAAAACTGTAGTCAAGTGTGACTAGCTCCGCTGGTGGCCCACCTACGTCCCCTAGAATGGTCACGAATCCATTGTTTGCCACCGATACTAACTTCGTCCCCATGACACGGTAACAAAGGCCCCTCCACTCAATACCGCCACGATCAATGCCTGGCCCTGTTCCATTAGCTACAATCCCGTCTCCTGGGCGCAAAAAACCATTACTGATGCCGGACACGATTGTGACCGGAACCATGTTGACTGGGTAACTGGTTCGCAACTCTGGCGTGTTGTCGGCATAGATTCCATTCATGATTTGCATTTGCATTTGTATCACCAATTCATTTTGTTTTTACGTGGGGTAAGGTGTTTAATATCGGGCCTACTTCACACGGGTACCTAGCCATGGGAGATTGTGTAGGATGTCGCTTATCAACCCCACTGGGGCTTGAATTATACTCTTTGCCAGCCCTGGTATCGATTGGTTGATTAATGGGATGCGTGTATTCAAGATAGGGATATAATCCAAAACATCCAAAACAATGGTTACAGGCTTGGTGAAGCCTTCAACTGCGGCGGCTTTGGCCTCTTGTTTATCAATAACGCCCTTCGATTTCATTTGTTCAGCCATAAACTGGTTGCGTGTTATACGCCCTGTTATGTAAAGGAACCCAATCAATGATGTCAATAATAGTTCGCGGACTTCAGGCTCAAGTAACTTCTCGATCATCGTTTTTCCCTCAATATGTGTTTTATTTCTGTAAGGTCCGATTTAACAGGGCCAAGCACGTCGTCTAAAGTTTCACGTGTAACCATTCGGGATAAAGAAAATTCAACTGCATCAATGCGTCTTTCTATTCGTTTTTTCTGGTCATCTATTCCCGATCTGTACTCAATGGATTCTCCCCTCGGGACAAATAGCCGGTACATCGCTCCAATCGTGCTAGATACACTTGCTACAATAACAATCAGTAATTCAACCGTTGTCGATTCTGTGCTCATTTTGCCGGAATAGCAACAATTGCAGGACCTTTAGAATATTCAGAGGCTAATCTATAACGCATATCTAGGTGAGTCCACCCAAGCGTCCCTCCCTCCATTGTCGTCCAAATACCACGCAGCTTCTCCCAGACAGTAGGGATTGATATGATTCGTTGAATTTCTAAACTAGGAACATGTTCCCATGCCCCGTCGTTTCTTTTTCCAAGTACCTGAAAATCAATCGCCCGCCCAAAACGATGTTGGCTCAAAGGTTGGCCGGTTTCAGTTGATGGAACCCTGAACCCGCTTTCATCGCGGTCTTTCCCATTAATTACCATTTGGAGATCAACGTACTCTCCACGAGGCTTTACTAGCTGGGGGTAGAGTTCGTCCCTTACTATTTGTGCCCCAGTAGGAAGCCTAGCATCTATAAACCACGTGCTATTATCCCCGTATTTTTCATAGACTGAGGCAGGGATAAACTCTTGAAGCTTAAAGTTCTTTGTCATTTTCATTTAATCACCGAATCCTAAATTCATATTTTTTTTATTATAACACACATCGTCATGTCCACTTAACACGATCCGCCCAATAAGCTGCTGACATTTTCCCTTTTGAAATATTATCAGCGTGCCTAGCCTTAAAGGATTCCCGCCGCGTCTTTTCCGCTTTGGATTCGCCTTCCTTCTTTGGAGAGCCCGATACACCTTGTTGCCCAAAACGAATCGTCTTCACTTCGTCCCCGGACCTGGCTACTACCACATGGCTTTTGGTTGGATGCGATGGCGTTCGCTTTGGCTTATTGAAACCATCTACACCAACACGCGCAAGCCTTGAGTCTTTTTTCTCCATTAAGCGTCCACGACTACGATTGTTTTGCCGAGTGGGGCGAATGCTATTTGTGAATTAGTGGCCATGTTTGTATCCTTATTCTTAAATTACCGATTTCATCATAAACAACTCAAAAGGTTGATCTACCTATTTCAAACCAAGACCCATTTGCCCCGTAACTTGGATCGAAGACCATGTCTATCGCTGCTAGTT